CGAGCCAGGCCCGAGGTGGACTGAGGCCTCAAGCCACGCGTCAGCCAAGTCAGCGAGCGTCATCTTCGACGCGCTGGGCAATACGAACTCGCCACGCATGAGGTCTGCGCGCATCTGCGTGTCAAAGGCAACAGCGTCAGCCTTGAGTCGGAAGTTCTTGGCCCGCTGATTACCGTCGCGATCGCGCCAGCGTGCCCGCCATGCTCCGTCTGCCTTGCGGTCGACGCTCATCTGGTACACATTTGGTACACACGGTAACGGTAAATAGGGGTCACAGGGGGGTTCTAGCAGGTTTTGAGGCGATGATTTTGTCAGGCCATTTTCCCTTGCTAGCACTGATGAAAGTGGGCTTTCATTGGGCTAAAATGCCTCGGACATTCTGTGTCCGTTTTGGGACTTTTTCAGTTTGCAGGCCCCTGCCTAACCACTCGGCCACGCCGCCAAACTAAGGGGATTACGCTGTTGGGGTGTCCTCCTGGTACACATTTGGTACACATGCCGAGGTCGACACGATGTTGAGCAGCTGATCCATGGCTCAATGTTAGCGCAGGGCTTGTGAGGCCCCTGCCTACGATAGACGCCCAATGTCCCATCTTGGACATTTGAGAGCCTTAGGAGGCGATCTAGGGGCCTTAGAGGCAAAGCACAAGGCCCCCGCTCACCGAGCCACGAGGGCTAGGAGCGGGGGCCTGTGCAAGACCGGATCGGTTGTGATTTGGGGATGAGGCCAGTGGCCTGCTCTTCCCGTGAAGTCCAAGGCCTAAGCCTCGGTAGTGATCCGGCGATTAGTTGGCTGGTGGGCCAAGGTGCTCGGCAGCCGGTTGGACTGCCACGAGCGAAGGAGATCCAGCGTGGCCTGGGTTGATCGAGGCCAGCGAAGTCAGCACCGATGCCAGGGTGGCCGTGGCCACCGTCGAAGCGAGCGCGGCGAAGTTGCTGTGGAGCCAGTTGAAGTGTTCAGCGGTCACGAGCGCGAGGGTGGCTTGGGCTGCGGTCTTCAATGCCCGCTCGCCGAGTTGGATAAAGAAGGCTTTATTCATGGCATTTTCCATTCGCTCGAAGGTGTGGACAGAATCGTGAAGGGTGCGCAGACGGCAGTGGAGTGACGCTCAGCTGCGGTCAATGCCGTGAGGATGCGACCATAGGGGCTGCCTGTGGTCGAGGCCATGGAGCCAAGCGCGATGGGCCCGCCAAGGCCGATGGCCTCATAACCACAGATCGTGCGGCCAACGTGGAGATCACAGTCGATGTAGTAGAGCGCTCCTCGGTAGCCAACGAGGAAGACGGGAGCCTCATCGCCATTGAGGCCAGCCACGCCATCGAGGGCCTTGGCCAGCGAGTCAACGAACACCGTTGCCATGTGCTCAAAGTCGTCCTGGCAGATCTGAGCAGGGACGTGGAGTCCGTAGCGAAGACGCTGGCCAGCGCGGTAGGAGTCAGCGAAGCCGATGACGTATTCGCCCAGGGTGAAGACCTTGGCATCGAGGCGCACCGAGATCGAGCTGTCGTCGATGGCAGCTGCGTCGCCACCGATGGTGACTTCGCCTTCGTGCTCCACACCGACAATGCAGGTCATCGGTCGTCAAAGTCGTCAAGGACGTCATCAAGGATGTCGTCGAGGGCGTCTTCTGTCTCAGCCTCCCAGACTGCAAAGAGGCAGTCGCCATAGCCAGCGAGGTCGACGATCGAGTCACGAACTACTGACGCTGGGAAGTCTTGGTGCAAAGCGTTGCCGATGCGACTGAGTTTCACGCAGAGCATGAAAGCCACCGTCTCGCGAAGCGACAACTCAATGCCAGTCAAGGCGTCAAAGAGTTGAGCGACTCGCGAATAGTCCACAGCCGGATGGTTGTAGGTCGATTGACGGTCGCCAGAGACCAGGCTGTAAGCCTCTTCGCTCGTGGATTTCCACATGGGTTCGGACACGGGGACTCCTTGGGTTTGGTGTTACGCGGAGAGGACGCGCATAATGGCGGGCGAGCCTGAGCCAGATGCGGTTGCCTTGGTTTGGATCAGAATCGTGTCGGTCACCGTGGCGATCGCAGCGAAGATCCAGTCGTATTGGTAAGTCGTGCCAGGCGTCAGGCCCGAGACGTAGTGACGTGTCGTGACGTTGAGCGAGACGGTGCCGTTGCTAGGAATAGCCAATGAGCCCTGCACTGTGGTCGTGCTGTGCGTAGCGATTCCCCAATAAGTGTTCGAGGACGCAGCCGACGAAGAGTTATTACCCGTCAGCTCGACGAGCACGTTGCCCGAGGCAGGTGCCACAAAGGAGATCGTGAGGTTGGTCGTGTCGACCGCAGCCAGGGTGGTTCCCGTGACCGTCTTGGTCTGCAAAGAGGCCGGTGCGTAGTAAACTGTCGCCAAGTTGACACTTGGCCCAGTGGCACCAGTGGCACCCGTGGCTCCCGTGGCTCCCGTGTCTCCCTTGGGAATCGTGAAGTTGAGAGCTGCTGCCGAGCTGGTTCCTGAGTTTGTGACCAGAGCCGTTGAGCCAGCGGTGCCAGTTGTGGTCGAAGCGACCGTGATCGTGGCGGCTGATCCAGCTGCGCCAGTAGAACCAGTGGCACCAGTGGCACCCGTGGCTCCCGTGGGACCAGTAGCACCCGTGTCTCCCCTAGGAATGGTAAAGGCCAAAGACGCTGCCGAGCTGGTTCCTGAGTTCGTGACCAGAGCCGTTGAGCCAGCTGTGCCAGTTGTGGTCGAAGCGACCGTGACCGTGGCGGCTGATCCAGCTGCTCCCGTGGGGCCTGTCGGGCCTGTGGGACCCGTAGCGCCTGTTGCACCAGCAGAGCCGGTGGGACCTTGTGCACCAGTGGGAATCGTGAAGTTGAGAGCTGCTGCCGAGCTGGTTCCTGAGTTCGTGACCAGAGCCGTTGAGCCAGCTGTGCCAGTTGTGGTCGAAGCGACCGTGATCGTGGCGGCAGATCCGGCTGCGCCCGTTGCACCTGTGGCACCAGTGGCACCTGTGGCACCCGTGGCTCCCGTGGAACCAGCAGGACCAGCGACGCTTGAGCCGATGGCGGTGACCAGGGTGTCAGTGGTCTTGACGTAGATCGCTTGATCGGTGACCGATAGGACTATCGCGTCGGTACTCATCGAGTGGGGCTCTGCACGATGCGAACGGGACCTTCAAGAAGAGTAGAGACGACAGCCCCATTGGTTTCGCGAAGCGACCAAATCGCATCGCCCACGGTCAGCGTGCCTGTGGTGGTGGCGGAGATAGAGCAGTTGACTGTGCCAGCTGAGGCCGAGGTGATCGAGCAAATGAAGCTGCACAGCGTCGAGGTCGAGTCGACCGTGGCGCGAACCTGAGCCGCGTAAGTCCGGCCAGTGATGTTGATCGGTGAACCTGAGCCATCTTGGATGGTGAGGTTCACGGTCTTCGTATCACCCACCACCATGAGCAGCGGGTAGTTCGCAGGATTAGCCATTAGAGACTCCGATCAGCCATGAAGGTGGACAAGTCGACGCCCTCGTAGCGTCGGCAGAGATAGTTGAGAGAGACGAACATCGGGTCGGCAGCGCCGCCTTCAACCTGATGGAGCACGATGACTCCACGCCAATGCGCGTTGCCCTGGGGCCCCTTGTAGTCCTCGTCGTGGAGGTAGCACGCCCCAGCCACCAGGCCGAACTGCTGCTGGCCGTTGGACAAGAAGCGCACGGCGTAATCGAGCGTCTGTTGATGGCCCATGACGAAGGTGTGGCCGATGGTCTTGAGGCGAGCGGCAGCTGCACCGCCCATCGGTCGTCCGTTCATCGGGTTGGCGTAGTAATGCGCGTACCAGACACCGTCGATCTCGATGGGCTTGAGGAATGGGATGACCTCCCAGCCGTGGTCGGCGTAGTTGAGATCGTCGATGGAGATCAGGCCGGTGAGTTTGGCGTCGTCATTGGCCGCGCGGTCGATGCGGGCTTCATGGTTGCCAAGGATCAGCACGCGGCGAGGCTTGTATTTCTTTTCCTTCATCGCCCGCCTGTGCTCGTTGTAAGCGTGAAGCGGTGCGTTGAGAATGTCGAAAGCCTGATTGGCGGCTTCGATGTCGGTTGAGTAGCGACGGCCTTCGAAGTCCCGTTTGCCTACGTCATAAGAGCTGAGGCTAGGCATGTCAGCGTGATCGCCCAGATGAACCACGACGTCGGGCTTGCGCTCGACGATGTAGTTCCCGATCCACCTGAGGTGGTCAGTGGGGACTCCATGCTTTGCCTGAGTGTCAGGAATGATGAGGTGAGTTCGGGCTTCAACCATGCAGCCTGCCTTCGTTGAGGGATGGGGCTATCGCCAGCGGCGAAGATTCGGTGGAGCGAGTGGTTGCTGGTGGTCTTCGATGACGTGTCGCTCGATGCGCTCGGCCACTTTGTCGACCTTGCCGTCGACGCGGTCGACGCTGGTGTGCAAGTCAAGGAGGCGATCACGAACGTCAGTGACGAGCGCTCGGCCTTCTGCGTGCTGGTTGCTGTTTTCGTTGCGGATGCGATGAAGTTGGACGATAAGGGTGGTGAGTGCTGCGAGCAGCATTGTCACTCCGCCAATGAGGCCGATCCATTCTGCTGCGCCCCAGGTGGAGTGGTAAGTCTGCATCGCATTACTTCTTGGAGTAAGGATCATTACGGGGAAGAAGGGCCAGGGCGTCGATCCATGCTTTGGGAGCAGGATCTACAACTTGAGCGCCAAGGAACTTGAGCGCGTTGATCTGGTCGACGTGGGTGAGGCGGACTTTGGTATTGCCAGAGACGTGCCAGTGCGTGCGATTGCGCGGGTCAACCAAGATGATGCTCATTTCTTCGTCCTCCTTGGGACCAGTAGGGGCGTTGAGTTTCTGCATGAAGACATTGACGGGCCAGTTCGAGCCAGGATCTGTGTGATCGGTGCCGATGCCAGCTGCGGTGGCGATGCCATGCGTGGTGATTCCATGCTGGCCAGCCTGCAGCTCGTTAGGTCCGAGCCACGTTTTGGGAATACCGTAACGGTCGCAGAGCGAAGTGACAAGGTCGACAACTCGGTCGAGCTGCGCGGTGCCTAGCGGACTCAACCATTCGGCGGTCGAGAAAGCGGCATAGCCGGTCTGCTCAATGCCGATCGACGGGCCGCCTGAGTACCAGTTGGCGTTGCCAACGTGCCAGGCGATGTTTGGTGGCTTCACGCCACAGATCGTCGTGGCTGGGTCGACCAAATAGTGAGCCGAGGCCTGAGGTGAGTCTGCTCCACCGAACCATTGAGCGACGCTCCTGGCTCGACCTGCCTCCATGGGACATTCCATGGAGTGCAGCACGATGAGCGTGGGAGTGCCGGATGAAGGGGTCGAGTGTTGGCTTGGAATGTATTCGATTGAGTCGAGGTCCACTAGTCGGTGTAGAAGGAGATCGAGTCAAGCGCTGTGGTCGAGGTGCCGTTTGGCGTGATTTTGCCATCAGTGCCCATTTGGATGGTGTTGGAGACGCCAGCATTGGAGCAGGTCGGGAAGACGACGTTGCTGGTGGGTCGGTAGCCAGTAGGCAGGGTGAAGGCTGCGTTGCCAGCGGTGCCACTTTGGATGATGCCAATGATCGTCACGCGGGTGCCGACTTTGCGGTACTGCGGAGCACGCGAGCCAGCGACCCAGGAGTTCGTGAACGTGCTGATAGTAATCCAGTCGGAGTCCTGGCCGATCTGGTTCATTTGTGCTGCGGTCAGGGTTGAGCCTGCGGTGAAGGTAATGGCTGCCATGGGATCTCCTAGTAGTTGAGTTTGGAAGTGTTGAGGATGCCAAAGACGGGATCTTCAAGGACAAGGAAGTTGCGGACGTCTGCCGATCCAAGGTTGAAGATCACGCGATAGGAGCCTGACGAAGCGTCAAACGTCCAGCCGATGCCTTCGATTACGCATTGACGAGTGATCGCCGAGCCGCTGCCTGGCGTCAAGGTGACTGGTACCGTCGCGGTCAGCATCAGCTGACCCAGATTGACGACTTGCTGATGACTTAGTCCCTGCGTTTCTATGCTGATGGTGTCAAAGCGCAGCTCAGGCGTGGCGTATTTGCCGAGGAGGTAGTTGACAAGGTTGAGCACGTCAGCATCGGTGTCATTTTCCAAGGTGCCTAGGTCAAGGTTTCTTGACATGTAGAGCGACTGGCTGTTGTAATCCGTAGCCGTTTTGAGCGTTCCACCCGTTCTCGTGCCTGTGACGGTGTTGAAGAGCAGGAGGCTGGCTGCCTTCTGGCTGACCGTGGAGTAGCCAAAGATCGAGTCAGAGGTGTCGGCAGCGATCGCTGATTGGTTGTCAGTAAAGGTCAGGCCGCTAGGCCCATAGGTCGAGTGGCGACCGAGGAAGGTAATCGTGCCGTACTGGCTGACGAAAACTGCGCCTTGCTCGCTTCGAGCGAGGGTTTGGATGTAGTCCAGGAGGCCGACGTTGGTTTGATAGTTCCCAGCCACTTTGGTCGAGCCAAAGTAGGCTACGTAAGGGAGCTGAACATTGGTTGCCACCATGGAGTCAATAAAGGCCTGGTCGGTGGTCGTGCCAGCGGTGCTTGGCGTGCCAGTCAAGAAGACATTCGAGAGCACGCTAAAGGCGTCAACGCAGTTGACGTTGATGATCGAGGTATTGGGCATCTCATAGGAGATGTCAAAGTCCTCGATGAAGCCGTCGTAGATGCCGACTGCCTGTCCGTCCACCATGATTGAGATGTAGACCTCGGCGCGAAGCGTCAAGGGCGTTGTCGTCGATAAGTTCGATGGGTCGAAGATCCGACCTTCGTTGCGCAGCTGGAACGAGCAGGTGCCTGCTCCATAGGCGTCGACCTCTCGACTGCGACCACGCGAGGTCGAGATCTGGCCGCTGACGTATTGCGTCACGTCGACCCAGTTGGAAGCGGCCAGCGTATAGGTGGTGCTATCGAGCACCGAGTGGCCCGATGGGTCCTCGATGATGAAGTTGGTAGAAGCGCTTGCGCCAAAGTCGATCCATACGCTTGCGTTCAGCGAGGCACTCATGCCACTCGAATCGGGATGGAGCCATTCCTCTGCTGGTAACGGATCAACGCGTTGACGACCTGCTGAGGGTCATTAGAAGTGATCGTGATGTTCTGCACGACAGTGCCGCCACCCATGCCACCGAGTCGGTGATTGGGCACAATGCTTCCTGATCCGCCTGGGACGAAGAGCTCGGGGCCCTGCTCGCCGACGATGTAGGGCTTCATGCCGGTGACTGAGCCACCGACTGCCTTCCACTCTGGCAGCTGAGGCATGTTGAAGCCCTTACCACCGATGCCTGGCACCCATGATGGAATCTCGAAGCGCAGCCTCCCGACGGTGCTATTCCAAAGGTGAGCGATCTTGTTGAAGGCCCACTTGAAAGGCGAAAGGATGACGTTTCCAACCTTCTCGAAAGCGGTCTTGACGAAGCCACCAACCTTGCCGAGCAGGTTGCCGATCTTCTTTGGCACACCCTTGATGAAGTTGAGGATGCCATGCCAGTGCTTGATGATGAAGAAGACAGCCAGGCCGAATGGACCAAGGATGATGGCAAGGATGAGCGGCCAGTTTTTTCCTAGCCAGCCGATGACAGCGTGGAACGCGCCGACAATGTGGTGCCAGACGCCACTCACTGTCCTCTTGACCCATCCCCAGATCTTTCCCCAGTTATCGACAATCCAAGTGATGCCAATCGCTAAAGCTGCAACAAGGAGGATGATGCCGCCAGTCATGACCACCCAGGCTGATGCAGCGGCAATAGCAGTTGCGATCCATGCAATAGCCATGACTACCAGGATGGCAACAACTGCACCGATGAGGATCATCATCAAGACTTTGTGTTTGCCGACCCATGAAGCGAACTTCATCAAGTTTTCAACCATTTTCTGAATCATCGGGATCAGCTTCTCGCCGATCTTTGATGCCGAGTTGGTGACCTGCGCCTTGAGCGCTTCCATTTTGCCACCAAAGGTTCCTGCCGCAGCTGCGGCTGAGCCCTTGAAGTGACCTTGAAGGATCTTCATAATGGCTGCCGATTTCTTGGCAGGGTCTTGAATCTTGTTGACCGAGTCAGGGATGGCGATGCCCATCTTCTTGGCTGCGGTCGTCGAGCCAGCCATGGCCTTGCCCAGCATGTCGCCAGCCTTGGTCAGGTCGATGTGGCGGTTCTTGGCGATGTCAGCAGCGAGGCCCATTGCCTCAAGTGACTTGGGAGCGCTGCCGGTGACTGTAGTTAGTCGGGCTATAGCGCCTTCGGTTTCTGCGTTGGAGTAGCCGAACTTGGCCATCTGATTAGTGACTTCTTCGAGTTTGCCCTTCTGGTCGTCCATAGACGTGCCAGCGTTCTTGAAGGCGTTTTCGAGCTGCACGTTGGCGTCTTCGAGTTTGGCGGTGGCGTTGATAGCGAAGCCACCGATGCCAGCACCGATGCCAGCGAGGCTGGTGAACATCGCGCCACTTGCGTGGCGCATTTTGTCCGATGTTGACTTGGTCTTCTTGGCCGTTTCGTCGAGTTCGTTTTGAGCGGCGCGTAGTCCCTTGCTGTTGAACATCGAGATGACATTGAGATTGACAGCCATCGTGTGCCTCGATTTCGGTGCTAAGAGAGTTTGTTACTGAGTTCGATTTGATAGCGCTCGATCGTGTTAGCGACGTCCCGCGTGATGGCATTTGAGCCACCCTTGTCATCCCAAGCCCGATAGATCAGGCGAGAAGGACGGCCACCACGTTCCATGATGGTCTTGATGAACACTCGACCAGCCCTATTGCTGCCATGGTGTTTCTTGCCAGCGAGTTCATAAATAGATCCAGCTGCGGATTTGTTTGAGATCCGCCAGGCACTTCGTAGCGCAGAGCCTTTGGCTCGCGTACCGCCTTGATAGACGCCGATTCCTTTGGCCACGACCTCAGGGTCCCAGGCGCGAACGCTCCCCCATTGTCTTTTGCCAGTGTCATTAGAACGAGGCTTCCAACCACTCATCACTGTCTTTGGTACGTACTGCTTTGCCAGCGATGAGACGGGCTTGATGAAGCCGCGGATCTCATCGTTCATTTTCTTGAAGGTGTCAGGCTCGGCCTGCTTCAGTACCTTCTTGAACTTGTCGTAATCGTAAAGAGCTACCTTGAGCATCTCTTCTTGGGCCATGACTACCTGCTCCGCTCTTGTTCCCGCGCTTGCTCCTTGAGTACCGCCACGATCGCAAAGAACAGATCGGGCGGGCACTCAAGGAGTTCGAGCGGTGAGATGTGCGTGGCGACAGCGACCTGCGCCACGAGCAGGGTCATGGATTCTCTAAAGGGACCCTGTCCTCGTCGGCACCTTCGACACTGTCGAGGTCATCGAGCCATTCCTCGAAAGGTTTGACCGGATTAGTCGGCGTGGCGGTGTATTGCGTTGCCTTCCACGCAGTCCAACAGAGAGCCTCGAAGGAGGCTCCATCGCCGAACAGCTCGGTCATCGGTTTGGAGAACTGACGTTCAGCTGCGACGATGACCTTGGGTGTGATGTTGACTTCATACGCTTCGCCCTTGGTAGGGACGACGCGGAGACGCATGAGTCCGGCCATGACTAGGCCGTGGCCTTCGTGATGGCTCCGTCGATGGGCCACGAGATTGAGGCCGAGGCAAGTTCGCCGACCTGCGCGTCAAGTGGTGTCCAGTCAGTGACCAGCACGTTGAACGTGTAGGAAGGGTTGGTTGCCGAGACGACAGCGGTGCCTGGCTTCACAATGACTGCAGCGGTGGAGCCGATCAGCGGGTAAACGCTGGCCTCGACCGTAGCGGCTGAGAAGTCTTGGTTGAAGTCGATGCTGACCTTGTTGTCACGGAGTCCTCCGACGCGACGCTTGGCAGTATTGCCAAAAGTAGTCGTCTCGATCTCTGCGGCGCTGCTGTCGAGCGTGATTTTCTTGATGTGCGATGAAAGGTCGACAGCACCAATGGTGATACTGGCGGCGGTAATGACTTGGGCCATGGGCTCAGTCCTCCTGGTGGTTGGTGGTGTCGGCCTTGGTGGCCTTGGTCTTTGCTATGTGGCCCGCCTCGATGAGGTGGTCCACGCTTGCGCCGATCAGGTCGTCATCACTGATGACCTCTCCTGGCTCGTGGCCTGCGATGTTGAGCGGGCCGACGATCTTGTAGGTAGCCATGAGTGCCTCCTTAGGCGTGGATGGTTACGTTGAACTCGCAGGAGAGATAGGACGCATCTCCTAGAGAAAGTGGACGAACAGCGACCATCTCGTTGACGATGAGCGATTTGACAATGCCGTTGAGCGTTAGGTCAGATTCGATCGCTGCGCGGATGGAATAGACGCCGTCGTAAGAGATCCAGTTGTCGAGCTGCACCTGAGCTGCGCGGTCACCCATTCGGCCAGCCACGAGGGCGATGAGGAACTCCCATTCGGAGAGTCCTCCCTGCATGGCCTTGTGGTAGGTCACTGCTTGAAGTTGGATCACCGCGACTGGCGGGTTGATCTGCTCGGGCAAGTGGTCAGCGACCCTCAGGCCTCGCACTTGGGCGAGGGACATGGCGAGCGCTGAGTGGATGGAAGAGGCGGTGCCAGCCATTAGGCGAGCGTGGCGGTCTTGTAGGGCGAGAGCATCCGCTGAACATCGGGGTCGATGTTGCGCACGCTGATTGCGCCGAGGTCACCAAAGCCAGCGACGCCGAGCAGTGAATCTCCACGCTTGGTCAGTCGACCAGCCAGGAGGATTGCAGCTGAGGTGACGGGACGCGGGACCGAGGGCCAGCCCCAGACGGCGGTGACTTGGATGGGCGCAGGTGCCTTGGTGGTTGGGAAGGTGACGCCGACGTTGGCCACGATACGAGTGATCGCGGTGCCCTTCGAGATGCCGTTGATGGGTTCGAGTTGGTACTGGCTCGAAGTCAGCGTGGTGGCGTAGGTGGCATTTTGGCCAGTGTCGACCTTGACGATCAGGCCAGCGTCGGTGGCGATGTCGTCGGTCAGGACGTATTGAGCCGACGGAGCGGTGTAGATCCGAGCCGTGGCGGTGGCGTCTTGGTAGAAGCGACGGTCACAGAAGTCGTCGATGACTCGACTGGCCTCTTCGATGCGGTCTTCGAGCATGACGTCGTCGACGTTGTCCACGATGCGTAGGACGGACTTGAGGTCGCCGAGAGTGCAGTAGCCGTTGATGATGCTCATCTATGCCCCCAGGCGGTCGTCGATGGATTGAAGGATGGGTAGCCAGTGCTCGGTGAAGACGAGCTCGTGGTCGTAGTTCATGGCGTGCTCGCGAGCAGCTGCTCGACGGTCGGGTTGCTTGGCCTTGTCGTAGGCCTCAAGTAGGCACTCAAGGATCGAGTCGACGATGGGCGTGGCGAACCAAGAGCGCTGATGGCTGTCCCAGTAGGGCTGCACGTCAGCGGTCCAGCCAAAGCCCTCAACAAGTTCGGGCTGAGCGGTGAAGTTCGAGACGATCGAGGGAACTCCGCAAGCCGCGGCCTCGATCGTGGGAACTCCAAAGCCTTCGCCGCGAGAGCACAGCAGCTCTACATCGAAGGAGGCCACAATGGCGGCCATCGTTTCTTCGCTGATCCCTGCGTACTGCGCCCACTGGTCGACCCAGATCAAGCGGTTGGCTGGGATGTTGCAGGCTCTAGCCAGGGCGAGAAGGTCGATGCCACCTTGGTTGCCTCGGTTCTCCGCGTGAACATAGAGCCAGACGTCGTCGCGCTCTCGCATGAGTTTCCCCATTGCGAGCAGGTTCTCCGCCCAGGCTTTGCGATTTGGGTTGATTCCCTTATTGGCTGCGACCATGCCCACAAGAAAGGCATCGGCAGGAACGCTCAGAAGCGCTCTACCGTCTTGGTCATTGACTGTGGCCGATGGACAGTAAATGTCCGTAGCGACGCTGTGCGGGGCATACAGGGGCTTTAGAGCCAACTTTGAGAGCAGACTGTGTCCGAACTTGGACATCGCGATGGGCGTGACGTTGGAGCGCTGGCACCATGCGATGACGTCTGGCGAGATCGGATCGTGGTCGATCGGTAGCCAGGAGTAGATCGCTTTGATCTTGTCGAGCTGCGTGGCTTTGTAGACCCAGACATCGAAGAGGGTGAGCAGCGCGGTGGGCGTCTGGGTG